GATGGCTTTGAAGAGCAAGAAAACGTCCCCGAAGAAGGAGCCTGCCAAGCGCAGGGCCAGAGCGAAGAAGGCTGATGGAACTTTTATGGCTGATGATCCGTCGACGCCGGATGTTAATGAGGCTTTTGTCCAGACGGAGGTGCCGGATTTGGTTGCGACTGAGCGCGAAGCGCAGAGAGCGAAGCCTTCTGGGGTGCGGTCTTCGTATCGGCGGTTAGGCGGGAAGCTGGTAGAGGTTTGAGGTGGCGTTTTGAGGGTGTTTTAAGCCCTGAAGACGCTGAAGATCTTGCATCTGTCCCGAAATATCTGGATTTCAGCCATGAAACAGTTGGGCCTTTGGTGGACCTCGTTTACGGCGTGGCTGATATATGTACGGGTGCGCCTTCGTATTGCCGTGTGGAATGCCGGAAAGAGGGTCATCCCTGGCATATTGACACGGGAACGAGCGGTCACATGGCGTGGTGTTCGGTTTCAGCTAGTGTCCTTCTTACGCCGCCTGATGCGTTTGACGGGGGCGGGTTTTATTTCGCTGATGCGCCGGATGCGCCGATTTTTCACTATTTGGATCTTTTAATTTACGACGATGCTGCGGAGAACCGACATTGTGTGGCGCGGAATAGCGGGGGGCGTTCTGTTTTGTTGATGTTCTTTGGGAGAGAGAACGTTTGACATGCAGAAAATTATTATTCCTTACAAGCCCCGGCCTTTGCAGGCCAAGTTTGATGAAAATCGTCGACGTTTTAATGTGGCTTCATGTCATAGGCGTTTTGGTAAGACGGTTATGGCGATTAACTGGTTATTGAAGGAGGTTTTGAGTTCCAGGCATCCCAGAGCACAGGGGGCGTATATTGCGCCGACTTATGGTGCGGCGAAAAGAATTGCGTGGGTGATGTTGCGTGATTATGCCGGTGTTATCCCTGGCGTGAAGTTTAATGAGGCTGAATTGCGGTGTGATCTGCCGGATGGCAAGCGCATTTGGCTTTTAGGGGCAGAAAATCCCGATTCGCTTCGTGGGCTTCGCCTTGATGCCTGCTGTATGGACGAATATGCGGATATGAATAGCCGTTTATTCCCGGAAGTTGTTCGTCCTGCTTTATCGGATTATGGGGATGGTCGCGCCTTGTGGATTGGAACGCCACGGGGAGCCAATCAGTTCAAGGAAATTTTTGACCATGCTTTGGAGCGCATGGAGGGGGGTGACGATGAGTGGTTTGCCATGCGTTTCCCTGCTTCGGAAACGGGCATTATTCCCGAAGGGGAACTGGAAGCTGCCCGTGCGACGATGGACCCCAGCCAGTATCAGCAGGAATTTGAGGTATCCTGGAGCGCGGCCCTTGTTGGGGCGTATTTTGCCCAGCAGTTAGACAGTATTGATTTGAACGGTCAGATTGCTTCTGTCCCGTGGGAACCGAATTTGCCTGTTGTGACAAGTTGGGATCTTGGCATGAAGGACGCGACGGCGATCTGGATGTTTCAGATTTTGCCACGGGAAAACGCAATTCGTGTTATTGATTATTATGAAAGTTCTGGTGACGGGCTGCATCATTACATTAAGGAATTGAAAGCGAGGCCGTACACTTATGAGCAACATTTATTCCCGCATGATGTAATGGTCAGGGAATGGGGTAGCGGTAACAGCCGTTATGAGATGTTGATGGGTTTGGGGATTCGTCCAACCGTTGTACCAAAATTATCCGTTCAGGACGGAATTGAAGCAATACGGGCGACAATCCCCAAATGCTTTTTTGATCGTGGGAACTGCGCTGTTGGCCTGAAGGCACTGCGCCATTATCACCGTGAATTTAATGATCGGACGAATGATTGGAAGGACAAGCCTAACCACGATTGGTCTTCGCATGCTGTCGATTCTTTTCGGTATGCCTGTGTCGGCATGCGGGATGGGCCGTTACCTGACTTGTCTGTTGCGTCACGAACCGGGCGTCTGCCTGGGGGCGGTTCGGTTATTGCGCCATCCGCTGATGCGTTTTGATGTCGGTATCTCTGGTTCCCGCCGCATATGCTGATGTTCTTTATATTGCGCGGCGTATGCGAAAGCGGGATGCGGAAGAGATCTTTCCGTTAACATGGACGGGCAGGCCGGAGGATCTGGCGGTGGCGAGTGTCGCTGGAGGTATCTCGACAGTTGCGCTTTCTGGGGGTGTGCCTGTCGCCGCCTGGGGAGCAATAGAGGGTCGCCCCTGTTTTTGGAATGTATGGATGTTTGCGACGGACAGATGGCCCGAAGTGGCCCTGTCGGTAACCCGGCATATCAACCGCGAGATGATGCCAGCCATGATTAATGCTGGTGCGGTTCGGGCTGATTGCTGGTCGATGGAAGGCCATGAGGACGCCCATCGATGGTTGGAATTATTGGGTGCGGTGCGTGAAGCCTCATTAGAGGATTATGGCGCAGACCGCAAAGTGTATCATTGTTATAGCTGGACAAAGTCTAGATTGGAGGATGCGAATGTGTGTTGGTCCCTTGGCACCAAAAGTGCCGAAAATGCCCCCTCCTCCCCCGCCGCCGGAAATCCCGGACCCGCCGACACGGGACGATCCGGCAGTGAATGCGGAGGCCGCAGCGGAGAGACGGAGGCGTCTCGCCATGAAGGGGCGCAAGTCTACCATATTGACAGGTTCGCTGGGTGATACGTCTGAAGCGAATGTCGGCAAGACTGTTTTAGGAGGCTGATATGTGTGGACCTAGTAGACCCCCTGACCCCCCTGCTCCTCCTCCTGTTGTGGTGCCGCCTCCTGCTGCTTCGCCTGAGAGCAACCAGATTGTTTCCGGCGATCCCAAGCGTAGACGGGCTATGGCGGGTGCGGCTGGTCGTCGTGGCACGATCCTTACGGGTTCGCGTGGCGTTTTGGGTGAGGCTAATGTCGGCAAGACATTGTTAGGGAACTAATGTGTGTTGCGCCTGACAACAAGAAACAGCAGAGCGCAGGTATGAAAATGCCCCCCTCTTCGTTTGGTTCGCGTTTGGACAAGGCGCAGCGTGATGCATCGTCTACCAGCGGCGGCGGGACGTATGGCGGTGGAACTATTTTATCGGGTGTTCCCAAAAATACGGATGTTGATGCCCAGCGCAAGACTACTCTTTTAGGGGTATAAAATGGACACTGATGAACTCTTTAAACGCTTTGAGACGTTAAAGCGGTCCCGTGGTGTGTGGGAAAGCCATTGGGAGGAAATTGCAGAGCGTGTATTGCCGAAGTCGGCAGAGTTTACGGGTGAGCGCACCCCTGGAGACAAGCGCACACAGAAATTGTATGATGCGACAGCGGCCCTTGCCCTTGAGCGGTTTTCGTCTGCTGTTGAGAGTTTGCTGACGCCACGGGGTGCCAAGTGGCATACGCTAAGATCGACCAATCCTGAATTGAACAAACTTGATGAGGTTCGGGCATGGTTTGATCAGGTTGAAAGCACGATGTTCGCCTGCCGTTATTCCCCCAAAGCCAAGTTCGCGGATCAGACCCATGAGGTCTATATGTCATTGGGGGCATTCGGCACGGGCGGCATGTTTGTTGATGAGGCACCTGTTAAGGGCTGTATTTACCGCAATGTGCATCTGGCTGATATCTTTATATCGGAGGATGAGCACGGGCGTATTGATACGGTATTTCGGCAGTTCGAGCGTTCTGCGCGGCAGGTTCTGCGAATGTTTGAAGATGGTGACCTGTCTGAAGATTTGCGGAAAATTGCAAAGGATAAGCCGGATACACGGGTGAAGCTGCTGCACGTTGTGATGCCGCGCACAGATCGTGATCCCATGCGCCGGGACCGCAAGAACCAGAAATGGTTCTCTGGTTATTTTGAGGTTGCAGAACGTCATCTGATTGAGGAAGGAGGCTTTGAAACCTTTCCTTACATCATCTCCAGATACAACACGGGGCCACGGGAAATTTACGGACGTTCCCCGGCTATGACGATTTTGCCTGATATTAAAATGATCAACGAAATGAGCCGCACGGTTATCCGGGCAGGCCAAAAGGTTGTTGATCCTCCTCTGCTTGTCGCTGATGAGGGGGTTATCTTTCCCATTAATACAAACCCTGGTTCTGCAACGTTTGCCCGTCTTGATGGACGCAACCAAGCCCCTGTTCAGCCTCTGCAAACAGGTGCAAGGGTGGATATCGGCTTTGAGATGATGGAGCAAAGGCGCAAGGTCATTAACGATGCCTTTTTAGTGACTTTATTTCAGATCCTGGTCGATAGTCCAACTATGACTGCTACGGAGGTCTTGCAGAGAGCACAGGAGAAGGGTGCGCTGTTGGCTCCCACAATCGGGCGTCAGCAAGGTGAAATGTTAGGGCCATTAATTGAGCGTGAGTTTGACGTGCTTGATGCCCAAGGCATGTTGCCGCCCATACCCGGCATTCTGATTGAAGCGCAGGAAGAATATGAGATTGAATATGTCTCGCCTCTAAGTCGTGCCATGAGAGCGGAGGAAGGTGTTGGTATTCTTCGCACTCTTGAGATGGTGCAGCCGATTGCGGCTGTTGATCCTGGGGTGATGGATAATTTTGATACGGATGAGATTACCCGTATCTT